AATTGTCAGATATGCGCTGTTAATTCGGTGCAAAATCTTCAAACTACGTGCCATTGAGCTGTGTAAACGCGAGTGAATCGAGTTAAACACCACCATACCCTGTTCAATCAACGCCATTGTGGTGCCGACTGGTTGATTTGGGTTCTGATCTGACAGTTTTTCAAACGTGGTTTGCACAACACCTTTGCCGGTATCAACAAGGAAACCAAGTAACTGCATCAAAACCGGTGACGGGCCGTTAAACGGAAGTGGCATTGCCAATTTGCGCACGTCATCAATCAACGCGCCACCTTCCATCTCGACAACTTCTGTGGGTTGCACGTTCAGCGTCTGCCCACCAGGTCCACCTTTTAATTTTAGTAACGTAGGCACGTTTTGAATGTGCGCTGAGTCAAGCAATGCACGCAATGCACCAGTAGCGGCACCAGATAACCCGCCAATCATGTGAGTCAAACCAATTGGATAAGCTCCACGCCAAGGCACAAAAGCAAACTCAACAATCCACTCCAACTCTTTGCGTTGTTCGTCTTCTGGCTCCCAGTTACGGTAAAGACCTAAACCACGCTCAGTGGATTTGTCGATGCTTAATGTAAGGCTCCGGCCCATCACCAAAATCTAAATAAGTGTAGACTTCAAAAATGGTGCGTAGACCGTCTTCGTTGTAGCTGGTGTCAGTACGTCCTTCAATCTTGTCGTTTGCTTTTGTTGCACGACTGTACTCTGGATCTGTTGGCATACCAAGATCAACGTCGATGTACATACCGCTCTTGACGCGACGATCATACTCAAACTTGGTAACGTACTGCACATGCGTCTTACGCTCGGCTGTGTAGAAGTTTGTGGCAGCAAACGGCAAGTAAACGTCGTCAATAGGCACAAACTCTGCCATCGGACGTTTATAGAGTGGATTCCACATGAATTTCATGTATTGACCACCACCCAGTGGAAGTTGCGTGCTTAACTGCTCAAGCTCTCCGCGAAACTCAACCATCTGCTCAGTTAATTGCCAGTTCATGAAATCAGTCTTACGATCTGCTTTCTCTACCTTGTCTTGATCCTTCTCACCAACAATTTTGCTTTTAACAGGACCGTTAGCGGGGAAAATCTCTTTCATCACACGCGCAGAAAAATCCACGCACGCTTCAACGAGCATCGGATGTACTACTTTGTTTGCACCGGTGAACTGTGCGCCACCCGGTGCATCATCGCCAAGACCAGTGCGTCGAATACCTTCTTCGTATTGTTTGTCGCGTTTCTCGCGTGCTTCTTTGTCGTTGGTAATCTTGTCTATCAATTCACTGATAGCCATCTCAAGCTCACCTTGATCAACTTCTTCAATGATGTTGGCAAAATGCTCTGAGTTCTTTTTTTCGTCGGCTTCATCCTGCAAGCGAACGATAGCACCACCATCCTCAGTGTCTTCAACGTCAGTTTTGTCGGTATCCTCAAAATCTACGTTTTCACCTTCTTGTGCATCCGGTTGTTCTTGATCTTGGTCGTCTTCAAATTGTTGTGCCATCGTTTACCTCTGTGTGTGTTTCGTTTGCGTGAAGTATAGCATATTAAGCATTTACCAAATCATCAAAGTGCGCCATCGCTTTGCGATACAAACGCTCATGCGCTGGATCTTCAAATTCTGACACTGAGCCACCGTCAGCAAATGGCATGCTGTATTCTAGTTGCACTTGACGACCAGCACTGTTGTGATCGGCTGGTTCAAAATAACTTGCGCTTAAATTGCCATCACCTACTTTGCCGTTATAGCCAGCCGTGTACCCAGACAAACCATCACTGTACTTTGTGTGCAAACCTTGCAAACCAAGTGACGCACGACCTTCGCCAACAGGAACTGAACCAGTAAGATTGCCAAGGTAAACACCTTCGGCTTCCATTGGCTTAATCATAGTGGCGTTGATGTTTGCGCCTTTGCCAACGTCCACACCATAATCAGCTATGAGTGTATGCAAATTTTTATCACGATCACGATCACCTTTAGTTGTGGTGTTGTAGTTGATACGCGCCTCAGTCTTGCCCATTTTCTTTGAAGCACCAGTGTTTTCCATTATGTCATCGTAATGTTGCATAGCTTGATGATACAAACGTAATTGATCTGGATCATTAAATGGTAAATCGCCTACAACAGACCCACCATTGGCATATAAATCTTTTTCAGTAGCAAACACTGGCTTACCCTCTTTAATGCGCTTGTGCGCGTGTTCTATGGCTTTACTCACAATGTTATGTGGTATGTGTTCACCATCTTTAATATTTAAGATGTGTTGCACTTCTTCTGCTGTCAATGTAGGTACAAGCGTTGGAATATCCATTTCTTTGTCATTGATAGGCACGCCAATTGAATATTCAGTCATCACGCCTGTACCGTCTGGACGCTCAAGCTCTCCGAAATAGCCAAGACCTTTCTTGGTTTTGTCTGGTCTATCGCCATAACCATAGTCACTGTCTTTGTCTACTGCACCACCTTGTGCGTAGCCTTCAACATCAAGCGACGGTCCATTGCCTTCATACTTATAAATCAAGTCCTCTAATGGAATATCAGACAACTTACCACCAGCAAGTGGATAGTTTTCACGACGTTGCGCCATGTCCATATCAAGACGATCTTGCGTTGCGCGTGCTTGTGCTTCGCCTGCTGATCTTTGATAAAGTTTCATTTTTTCTTCATTTGGCAAATCTTTAAATCTTGGATCAGTTCGTTGCATTTCTTGTGATGTTTTGTATGCATCAGCATATTTGTCATATCCAATTCTATTTTGCTTTCCTTCAATGCTTTGTATCATTTTTTTTGCAAAATCTCTATCATTGCCTATTGATTCAAGCAAATCTTTGCCATTCCAAGTAAGCTCATCTTTTATCTTGTTAGCTATTATATTTCCAGCATCTTGCGCCCAAGGAAGTTTGCTACCATATTTTGGTGGCGCACCAAGCAAATCTCTTAATTCGCTTGAATACTTATAATAATCTGATGAATTAAAAAGCTGACGAGGTTGCGATATATTTTGCAAATCTTGTATTTGCTTTATTCTGTAATATGGTTCAGATTTTCCCGAAAGCTCATTAAATTTACTAAGAATATTGGATCCATCAATATCTTTGAATTTTTTTCCTAAAAAATTATAGTAGTCACTTTGGCTAGTCAAAGGATTTGATCCTTTCCCCCATCCTTCGTGATTTTGAATAGCGTGTTGAAATTCATGCAAAGCAGTTGACGCTGCTTCATCTGGATAATCTAATAAGTTATTAGATAAATCTATATTTGTACCGATAAGTTGCCCTCTAACCCCAGACCCCAGCATTCTGTTTTGTTTAATAATAGAATCATTAGTAAGCTCTGGATAAGCATTAATCAGATCTGAATGTTGAAAAGCATTTCTAACACGTTGTCCTTCAAATGATCCCAATCCATGCTCTAATCCTAAATCACCAGACAATTCATCGCGTATATAATTACGATCATTTCTTAAATTATTTATTTTTTCATTGATAGCTTTTTTAAATTCTTTAGGATACAAATCTAATTGAGGACTTTCCGCATTTTTTAATGATTCAAATTCTTTTTGTTGAGCAATATTTTCAGCCATAGCTTTGCGTTTATCAGCAATCATTGCATTATAATCATTACTATTGCTTAATCTAAACTTACTATCACCAATCTCACTAAACAAAGTTTTATCCGGCATACGACCAATCAAATGCTCGCGCCACACTTCTGCTGGATCTGCGCCAGCGTTTAATTTTTCTTCTGCTAACTTAGCGGCTTGTGCATCCCAGTTTCTAGCGTTTTTGCCAATAAAGGTACCAAGCGTACCACCAGCCGATGCAGGTGCAAATGGCATTGCGCCTGTCTGCATAAGTCCTGCTAAATCAAGTCCTGCCTGTGCTTGCTCATTCATTGACGGAACTATACCTGTTTGGTACCAAGAGCCTTCATCTTCTAATGCTTGATTAGGAATACCTGCGGCTATACGCATCTTTTCTTGCAACCAATCACTAGCGCGTCCAGCCGCTTCTTGTGGGTGCATCAAACTAGATGCAATGATTGAATCGTTTGGTCCAAAATCTTGTGCATTTAATTTGTCTTTTAATACACCATATCTGCTTGCTAAATCTTTTAAGTCTGCCATGGTCAACTCCTAGTAATTATGTGGCGCATCAATTGATGCAACGATGTCGTCTACTTTCATAGGATCGTACATTGTTGGTGGTGTGCCGACAAGTCCACCGTTGGCAAATCCTTTAATAGGTATGTCTTTATTTTTTTCGTAAAATTCATCACGCAGAGAATTTAATTCGTCATCAGTAACAAACCTACCGTATTTGTCGGTTGCTGCTTTATACAACTCTGGATGCATTTGACTTCCACTTTTATTTAAATCAGTCAATCCAGTGTTTTCAAAATCCCCAACACTTGACCAATCTTTTGAACGCACAAAGTCGTGAACAGCAGGCATATACTTAGCGGTAGGCGCAGCGTTTTGTTTGCCTTTGATTTGAACAATTCTTTCCATTGATTTTGGTTGAATAAATGTTTCTCCAGCGTCACTCATTTCATTCATAAGCGTTTGAATTTTTCCTTGTGGCGAAAGATATTGATGATCATCACTATGCAATTGTTTTAATCTATTTGACCACCAAGGATCAGCCAGTAAATCTTTGTTCAATGATAAAAATTCATTTGGATCAAATGAATCACTTTTTGTTTCAATCGTCACATGCGGCTCACCACGTCTATCACGCAATGAGTAGATATTTGATTGACCACCACCAACCTCATCACAATACTGACCGACACAATGCCCCATCGTGTCACCTTCAAACTTCAGTGCGGCTTGTAGTGCATCACGATCTTGGTTTTCTGGCATTTTCATTTGCATCCAAGCTAATCCTTGATCGGGATATTCTTTGTGCATTACGGTTGCAGCGTTGCGACCTTCTTTAAGCTTCTCAGCTTCACGCCATGCGTTGATATTAGCAACATGCTCAACAGCCTGCGGCATAGAAACACGACTGAGCTTGGCTGGATCTATGCGCAAAAAGTCTGGAAGATCTGTGTCTGGGCGTGTGGCTTTACGCAGTTCGTCGGTAAGATCTCTAAATCCTGTCCCAATCATTGGACCAGCAGCATAAACAGTATCTTCGTTATTAAGTTTTCCTAACCAAGGATTTCTATCGTAATCATATCTATTAAGGCTTGAAACATTTGGTGCGCTAATATTTTCATCAGCGTAATGCTCCCATAATTTACCTAAATCAGATTTTGCAATTCCTTGTGCTGGATAACCTGCCATTATGCGTCTTGATTGCACGTCTTGAGTAAATGCTTCTCCAGGATCTCTTGGTTTGTAATGCAAAGGATTGTAACCTTCAAGTTCTGAGATTTTATTTTGAATTCCAGCAGTTTCACGCTGTGCATTAGCCATGCGATTAGCAATCACCTCTGGTGGTAATCCCATGTCTTCATACTTAGCGGCAAGCTCTTGGAGATTTGGTATCTTTGACTGTTGTTGACTGATAAGCACGTCACGTTTGTCAGGCCATCCCTCAGCAATCCGTCGAACCGGATCTTCTGGCGTACCCATTTCGTTTTGAATGTACTTACCAAGTTTTTGTTGTAACCAATCTCTCATTTCAGCAGAATCATCATGACGAATAAATTCACTAGCAGATTTTTCTGGTGATCTTCCATAACCATCTAGCCAATTACCACCTTTTGGTTTGATGATCCCACCAAAACCAGCATTGTCTATGATGAAATTAGGATCGCGCATTTGCTCGGTAGTAGGTACCGATCTGTAAGCAGCATCTTTTAATGCTGACATGAACTTGTTGGCGTTTGGATACGCATTACCCAGTTGTGAGTAATCGTTTAAGGCATCAGATATGGATTTTAAATTATACGGCATAAGGATTCACTCGCTCACGTTTTGGCTCACGTCGCTCGTCGATGTCCTTTGCTACCGGTAACTCAAACCATCCATCGTCTTTGAGATAGATGACCGCCTGCGTGAACGTATCGACATAGTCGTCGTGTTCTGCCACTGGAAATTTTGCCAGTTGTTTTAAAAATGCAGCCGCCCAACTAACAGGTTGACCACGATTCTTTTTAGACTCTGGGATCCACAACAAACCCAACTCTAATGTCGGTGCAGCTTGGTGTGCGCGTGAAATCTTGTCTGCTTTACCAGGATTATAACCCACAGCAGGAACTTTCGCCAATCTCAGATCCTGCAATAATGACTGCCCACTTGCCTTGGCTTCCACTAGGATTCGATCCGGTCTGCGTGCGCGTGAATGCGGTGACTCTTTTGACATCCCACCATACTCTGTTGTCCAATCTTTGATTGCCTTGGCACGCAGATCTGGATAACTGAGATGCTCATCCCAAGCATCAATGAGCATCGCGTTGCGCTCGCCATTGTGTGTAAACATTGCCCACACGGTGCAAGCCGTTGGATCACCTGTGGTCTTCTCGGTAAACGCGCAGTCATAAGACTGCAAGATGTATTCAAACGGTGGCAAACCATCATCAGCAGACCATAAGCCAAAGTGTTTGGTCTTGAGGATACCACCAGATACCGGTGCTGGATCTTGCTGCAACTGTCCAGCAGTACCATATTCACCCAGCAGTTGCTTGAGCATCGTGATTTCTTTATCGCCAAACCGATCTGGGCAGATCAGCTCGCCTTTTACTTTACGAGGATCATACGCACCAAGGATAGTTTTACGATGCTTACCATCCCACTCAGCAGGAATACAGATATGCTCCCAGCCTTTGATGTCGTTTAAGATATGACCGCTGATGTCACGCTCGTGCAGACGTTGCATGACGACAATCATTGCATCGGTCTTCGGATTGTTCAGCCGTGTTGACCACACCATGTCAAACCATTCAAGATCTGATTCACGCATTGCTTCAGACTGAGCTGCCTGTGCTCCGTGAGGATCGTCGCAATTGTGAAGTAACAACCCATTAGCAAAATAATTGTGATAAGTATCAATTGCGACGTTGTAAACTTTTTCGGGCGTATCTACTGATTCAATACCAATGACAATGTCTTCGACCAATTTTGACGTGAAGCTAAATTCCCGTGCATCGTCCCATGACAAAACCGGCAAAGCGTAATAAGTTTGCTCATGCTGTTGTTGTCCTTGTTGTAATCTATGTGATGCACATCGAGCGTTTTTCCATGTTTCTCCCTGCTCATCCCACACCATTGGCATTTGTTTAAATCTCTTATGCGCACTGCTTTTGCTGCATGCCGAAACGCCAAAGGATAACGCTCGATTGCTTTGCCATGAATGTATCGCCCGTTGTTCTCTCCGCTTTGCAACTTGCTGCGCATAAGACCGCCACACTTTCTTGAGCATGTTTTCTTTAACGCCATTTGCGCAGGTGGCCCCGAAAACTCTGTGCCACATTGCAAGCAGTTCTTTGTAATCTTCGGCTGCGCCTTCATTATCGACAACCCTTTGTCCCCACATTCTTTTGAACAAAAGAACGCTTTGCGCTTTTTGCTTAAAACGCGCTGAATAGTCTTTCCGCATGTTGTGCATGAAGCGTCTTGCAAACCAAGACCGACCTTCTGCGCTTTTTCTCGCATCCAGACTCCATGACAAACATGACTGCAACATATCACTTCTTTCATTCGAGTTGCGTGCGCTGGTGGACGCTTTATATCTTTCCCGCACACTTGGCAATTGATAATGTTTGCTGACCGTCGCCTTAGCTCCGCCTCGCATTCTTTTCCGCATATTGAATTTTTTGACCGAGCTACTTGGCTCGGTTTTCGATTCAACTCTTTCCCACACACAGCGCAATAAACGATCACCTTGATTCACCTTTTCAAGTGGAACATACCCAACACCAACAACATACACCGGATGATCGTGCGTGGCAGTTATATCGCCATTATCAGTAATCAATTTAAAAGACGTGCGACCTTGCGAAACTTCATATCGCAAAATGTCTGCATAAATTGGTTTACTATTGTTATGATCAAATGCCAGCACCCGTGTGTCTAATTGGTTATCCACAAGGTCTTTAATTTTGATTGCACCTTGCTCGCACATAATATAACTGTTTTCGTGCAAACATATCAATCTATTTCCCCCTTCACCTGTCGCAGTACCGCCAACAGACGTTGCAATTCGATAGCCAGTCTTGTCGTTCTCAAAACGTTGCTTGGCGTTCTGGTCGCCAGAAAACTTGAACATGTGACCCCAACGCTCTTGATACCAAGGTGATTGTAATAATCGTCTTGTCTTCAAGTTGTCGCGTATTGATAGCGTGCCAGAATACGACGCACACAAAAACTTCTGAGCGGGATCTGTGATCCACTCCCATGCCGGCCACATGACTGACACAATCGTTGACTTGGAATGACGAGGAGGAATGTTGATTAGCAGTCGATGTATCTCGCCAGCACTGACTGCTTCAAGATGCTCGCAAATCTCCTCGATGTGCCATGACTCCATGAACGGAACACCAGGCTCAACGACATGCCATGACTGCTTAACAAATTCGTACAAAGATGCCGACGCAGCGCGTCGCGCCTTCTCAGCCTTGACCTTTTCGAGCAGTGTCACGCACTCGCCTTTTGAAGTAGCGCATGCATGGTATCCAGCTCATCATCGCTCAAGCCTTTAAAGTCACCAGCCGTTTGTTGCGTGTTGTTGATCTGAATGGCGGTATCAATGTCTTTCCCAAGGATTGTTTCTTTTCCTTTTTGCAGTGCATTCTGCGCCTGCGTGTGTTCTTGGATGGTAATTGTTTCATCCACTTTGCGCATCATCGTTGAAAGATTCTTCATCGTGGAACGTTTAAAAAACTCCACATGTTTTAGTCTTTCAATTACCGCATCCTCGACAACACGCTGTTGGTGCGGTAAAAGTGCGGTAAATTCTTCACGAACTCGTGCAGTATCCTCGATCAGCTTAGGTAAAACCCCCCTTTGCCATTCTTCTTTTTTTGCTCTTTTAGCTATATTAGAGTTATCAATTCTTGTTTCATCGGAGATCTGCCGTAAAGACTTATCGGCTTCATATAACGCCTTTGCCTTATCCCAATCCCCCTTCGTTGGTCTTGCCATAACCAGCTCCTTTTCTGCCGATTGATTTATAAAATACTTTCGATTCTTTTTTGTGCAATATCAAAGTAACCTTTTTCTAACTCACAGCCAATAAAGTTACGTTTAGTATTTACACATGCTACACCTGTTGTACCACTACCCATAAAAGGATCAAATACCACATCACCTTCATTTGACCAAGAAACAATATGATCGTGTGCTAATTTTTCTGGAAACATTGCAGGATGAAATCGGTTTAGATTGCTTTTTTCTGCTGGCATTTCCCAAATATTAAATCGTTGACCATATTTAGCTATTGGTTTACCAATACTACTCAATGGCTTTTGCGTGCCATCTTTTTGCGTAAAAGTACCATGTTTTTTTCTTCCAAAATGTTTGTTTTCTCTATCTTTTATTGGATTAAATATTTTTAGACATCCTTTTGAAAAAATAAACATATATTCAAATACTGGCGCATATCTGCTTTTTAATGATCCCACTGCTGTAAATGTGCCTTTATTCCATATCATGGTATCGTGTAATTTAAATCCACAATCAATTGCAAATAATGCTTGTTTAAACGATGTTCCAGTTTCACTTCCATTTATTGTTGCATCAGCCACTACCCAAACAACAATACCACCGTCTTTTGTTATTCTGTATAAATCAAGAATAATTTTTTTCCATGAATTTTCATCCCACAAATTATTATTTTTATTATATTCTCTAAGATTATCATAAGGTGGAGAAGTCAACGTCATATCAATTGAATTATCCGGCATAGTTTTCATAAACTCTATGCAATCACCATGACGTAAAATCATTATTTATCCTGTATATTTTTAACGGTAACGGAGAATAATTTCTTTACACATTGCGGATCGCACAATGTCATCAATTCCAAATTCAACTATGCCGATCTTATCCACATCATAAAGCCGATCTACCGCATCGGCAAGTCCAGACAAGCCACGAATGTCTGTCTGCGCAATGTCACCATCGATAATCACTTTGCAGTCTTCACCAATCCGTGACAAAAACAAAGCCATTTGTGACACCGTACAATTTTGCGCCTCATCTAAAATACATAAACTGTTCTTGAACGTACTACCGCGCATGAACTCTAATGGCTTCATTTGGATCTGTCCACGTTTAAGCAATAGGTCAGTATAAGATTTCCCTAGACGCTCCTCTAGCACGCTAATAAGCGGCTCCATGTACGGCAGATACTTCTCACCAAGAGTGCCTGGCAAAAAACCAAAACCTTTGCTTGATGCTTCGACGTTTGGTCGCGTCAATATCACGCTATCAATGAGCTTTTCTTCGAGTAGCTCGGCTGCGTAAGACGCTGCGATATACGTCTTCCCAACACCAGCCGGTCCAATCCCGAACGTGATC